AAACTTCCACCATTGCCCGAAAGCGGATGGCCCACTGGCTTCCCATGTTGTTGGGGTCAAAGTTTTGCACCACCGGATAGACGTTCTGATCGCTTGAAAATGAGAGCGTGCGGGTTCCGTTCTGCGCGTGCTGCACGTTGTCGTAGTCGAGCCAGACGCTGCCATCCGAGGTCGTGGCGAGCAGTTGCAGGGCGAAGTCGATCCCGCCCATCGTGGCCGCGGTCGACAGATACAGCAGCCCTTCGACAACATAACTTTGCCCAGCCGCGACCTGCAGCGAGAGCGATGTCGCGGTAAGCGTCGATGCGAGAGTTTCGTCGGTGGTCAGCCGGATGTAGTCGCCAGTGCTGCCACCGCCGGCAGGCTGGGCGGCCGTCCACTGCGAGCCGTTCCACGTCAGCACATCGCCGGAAGCCATTGCGGATGGCAGCGGAGGCACCGTCAGGGACTCCCAGTAGGACGATCCCTCGGCAGGCGTGTTTCCCATGCCGCCTGCTAGGCCGCGCCACAGTTGGTCGCCATAGGCCACCAAACTTCCCTGCTGGTACGTTGCGCTTGGGTTGTGGTCGGCAATCGTGAAGGCGGCAGCCTGCCACTTGGGCGTCAGGCTGTTGTTGTATGTCAGCACATCGCCGTCATTGCCTGTGGTCGGCAACGGGTCGCCAGCCACCCAGTTCATGCCGTTGTAGGTCAAGAACTGGCCCGTGGAGGCCGATGGCAGGCCGGGAGTGGACGGCATAACAGCGGCCCAAGACGATCCGTTCCAGTAGAGAACGTCGCCGCTGCTGGCGTTGGTCGGCAGTTGGCTCGGGATTGGCGTGGACTGCCACGTCGAAAGCGAGGCGCTCCACGTCAGCACATCACCGTCGCTCATGCCTCCAGGCAGCTCGGTCGGCACGGCCCCGGCCTGCCAGGCCATCGCCATCGCGTTCCACGTCAGCACGTCCCCGTTACTGGAGCCCGCAGGCAGGCTGGCGCTCGGAGCGGCAGCGCTCCAGGCAGAGCCGTTCCACGTCAGCACCTCGCCCGACGTGGTGCCATTTGGGAGCGACCCGCCACTGCTTGGCGCGGCGGCGTTCCATGCGGCACCGTCCCACGTCAGAACGTCGCCAGTGGTGAAACTTCCGCTCGGCAGTTCTTGCGGAACTGCGGCAGCGCTCCAGGCCGAACCATCCCACGTCAAAACGTATCCCGTGGTCAAGCTGCCACTGGGTAGCTCTTGCGGCACCGCTGCAGCGCTCCACGCCGAGCCGTTCCACGTCAGAACTTCGCCCGAGGCTGTACCGTTGGGGAGCGATGCTCCACCGCCAGAAGGAGCGGCCGCGACCCACTGCCCCGACGCATACGTCAAGACATCGCCGTCCGTAGCGGTCGCCGGCAGCTCGAGCGGCAGGTTGGCAATGTCGGCTCCGTCGATACTCAGCCGATAGCCTGGCCCCACCAGCGCCCAGTAGGAAGTGGACGTCACAGGGATGCTGTCGTTGGTCGCGATCGCCCGGTAGATATTTCCGCCGGAATAAACCAAATCTCCGACGTTGTATTGTGATCCGTTGGCCGAGGAATGGTTGCTCGTCCACGGAACTGCCGCGGACACGCGAGAGTCGAGAGCGGACTGTAGTGCCGTGACATCGGAAATGTCGTGGACGTGAGCCGCAGCCGCATAGGAGCCGCTCGCCTGCTTCCCATCAAGGGCGTTCTGGAGTCCCGTTACGTCCGCGACCGCGTGGCTGTGACTGGCAGCAGCGTACGACCCGCTCACCTGCTTCCCATCCAGAGCCGTCTGCAATCCCGTCACCTGGCCGATTGCCACGGCAATCGCGTCCGCGCCGCCGGAACCGTGCGCTGCGGCATGAGATGACGGGGCGAACGTGGACGGCTTTCCCGACAACGCGGACCAATCCGGCGTAATGTCCGCCAGGATGACGTAGCTGGCGGGGTCGGTCTTAGAGCCGGCACCAGAGTAGACGTACCGATAGCCGTCAGTCGTTACGACGATCGTGCCTTGCCCGACCTCGCCCTGCTGAACGCTCGTGAGATCGGCAATCCCGCCGGAAGACACGATCGTCTTGCCTGCACCGGATGCAACCGCCGCGTTCGTGACAGTCACGGTGACGCTGGCTCCAGCCACCGCATTAGACTCGCTGACAGTGACCGTGACGGGATTGGACACAGGCATCCTCGATGTTGCGGGGTCAGGGATTGAACGGCCGCACCTGGCCGGACAGGACGGTGCGCGTCACGCCAGTGGGCGACACCCACCGGAAATACCAGCGGTAGCGGGTGGTGAGCGACAGGCTGGTCGTTTGGGTTTCAGTCCAGTTGAACGACACGGTGGACGTGGTGACGCCTCCGCTGGTCGCAGTCACCATGCTGGTCGTAGGGGCGGCCACCGACGCCTGGGTGCTCTCATTGAAGATCGCGGCGCTGAGCGTGTAGCCAGTGAGGTCGAGGTTGAACGTGGCCGAAATCGGCATCTCGTCGCCGCGGACGAACCACAGATTGAGCACGCCGGGGAGCTGCGAATAGTCAGGCATTTTCGTACCTTGCCGTTTCCATCGTGTGAATGCGTCGTACCGTGTGCGACCGGTCGCTCCACCGCCACGCCTGGTCGTTGCCTTCGGGAATCACAACCTTGCAGACGGCCTCGATTGGCCCCTCCACCAGCGTGATCGTGTCTCCTCGCTCCGGCGTATGGTGCAGCTCGCTACTGGCAATGATGAAATCCCGAGTCTCCATCCTCACGACCTGGCCGGCCGAGTTGACGCTTTCCCATCGCCCAATCACGACCGTCGCCCGACACGGGATCGGATGGCCGGTGCCTGCGATGCGGTAATCGACCGGAACCGTCAAATACTGCTGCCGCTGGCTCTCAAACCACGATGCGGCAGTAGCCATGATGTCGGCCATCGAAATACCCTCGCCACCGTGGGCCGGGCGGGCCTGTCGAGCACTTGCCCGCAAGGCGCCGCCCGGCCCCCATGCCGGTCATCCGCTCAACCGATGTTGAGCAGCACCCTGACGGTCGTGTCGCCGGACGCGGCGGCGTAGGCGGCCTTGCCGGCCCGCTTGTTGCCCGTCGCGGTGGTGGTCACGTTCGAGTTGGTGCCGTCCCAGTAGACGATGGCACCCTGCCCGATCGCACCCGACGCCTTGGGGAGCGTGTAGACACCCTCGACCGCCACGGCCCCGAGCGTGTTCGCCGGGATCGGCTTGTCGGCCACGGTCACGAGGTCGTTGAGCACCACCACGTCGCCGGCCGCGACCGCGGACGAGGGCGTGTAGTCGAGCGTGTGCCCGTGCTGGAAGTAACTCGCCACGAATCACCTACCTTTCTGGTTCTGGTTCTGGGGTTCTGGGGTTCTTGAGGTTGGTTGCTGCGTCATGCTGGCGGGCGGGATGGGCTCCCGCCCGCCAGCGTCGATGCCACGTCAGGGTCAGGCCGTCGCCATGCGGTAGCAGGACAGGCTTTCGGCCTTGCTCACGCCGAAATCCATGTACCCCCGCATCGCCACGCCCAGGAGCTGGTAGTCGGGCTGCACCTGCTCGATCGTCGGAACCTGCTGCCCGTTGAGGAACACCACGTCCAGGGCGTTGAGGTCGGCGGCGTCGGCCATCAACCACCACGTCGAGGCCGACGTGAGGTAGTTGCTGGTCACGACGCGATACCGACCGGCCAGGACGTTGGCCGAGGGCTCGACGGTCTTCGAGCTCGTGCTGGCCAGACCCGAGGCGATGAGCAGCGATTGCGTCATCAGCTGGGCCGCGGTCAGCTCGAGCTCCGGCGGAACAAGCAGCACGCGCGGCGTAATGCCGAGCGGGTTGCCATCGGGATCACTGAGCTTGCGGAACGCCGTTGTGGCGGCCGACAGGCTGGAGAAACTCAGGGCATTGCCCGAGCCAGCGGTCGCAGCCTGGTAGTAGCTGCTATTGCTGGAAAGGAACTCGCCCCAAATCACCTCGTTCAGCGACAGGGCCGCGCCGCGACCGATCCGCTGCGGGATCAGACTCAGCGCGTTCAGGTCATCGTTGATGATGTCCTGCCGGGTCAGCTGCGTGGTGATGCCGTAGGTTTCGGCCGAAAGGCTCCGCTTGGTATCGGAACCGGCCGCCACCTTGAGCTCACCCGCGTTGCCGACCTTCGCGAACTTGAACGACCCGTTGAGGCGGTACATATTCACCGCCTTGAAGTCGCTCACGCTCCGCACGGCCGAAATCTGCTGCCAGACCTGTTCGACCGCGTTGAAGCCCGAGAGGAGAAACTTGTTGACCGCCGCCTCCAGCAAGTTGCTGATGGTGTGCGTGGCGAACGCAGCCATCAGAATCGGCTGAAGGGTGCCGGTCGAAATCCGCTCCGAGCCCGTGTAGCCGTTGGACTTGGCCGCACGCACGAGCACCTCACCGAGCGACGTGGACTTCTTGGCCTTGTGGGCCGCCTCCAGCGTCCGCTCATCGAAGTGCTTCTCGACGGCGGGGAGGCCGGCCTGCAGGCACAGGGCCGCCTCGACCACCTTCTCGCCGTCCACCGACTCGGCGGCGACGTGAATCGCCGGGCCACGGGCCGCACGATGGGCCTGGAGCTTCATGTCCTCGATCTCCTTCTTGAGTCCGGCGATCGTCGCCTCGATGGCGGGGTCGGCGGCCTGGGGGGCTTCCACGGCGACGATCGCCGGGGCTTCCGTCACGGGTGCCGACACGGCCTCCACGACGGGCGTCTCGTTGTTGGCGTCATACGCCATGGCGAAATCCTCAGTCGCTTCCGCAGCGATCGCGGCCGACGTTTGGGCGTCGGCACCCATCAAGACGATCGAGACTTCGCGGAGAGCGGAGCCCCGAACAACGGAAATCGGCCCCTCGAACTCGCGGCCGTTCACGGCCACGATGTCCCCAGGCCCGTAAGACTCGATCCGGCCGGTGTCGGCCCCGATGCTCGCCTGGAACTTCATGCCCCGGCGGGCGAGCGCCAGCACCTTCTGGGCGGTGTCGCCCTCCCCGATCAGTTCGCCGGAGAGCACGAGCTGCTGGCCGTCGTTGGTGATGGCCTGCGACTGCCCGAGCACGCTGTCGATGCTCGAATCGTGCCCCCACAGGATCGGGATGCTCTGCCGGGCCGTGTCCATGCCGGCCAGGTCAACTACGAGTGGGTTGCGGCTCCACGACTGCCGGATGGCCCGGCCCGTGTAGGCCACCAGCTCGAAGGTCGGCGTGGTTTCCTCGCCGGCCGCTGCCTTTAGCGCGAACTCGGCATCCATCGCCACGATCTTGGGGGCGACCGGCTCGCGGGACGCCTTGATCTTGCTGCTGGCGGGGCGGTTCTTCTGCTTCACGGCTGCACCTCCTCGTGAACGTCCTCGGACTGCCAGCTGGCCTTGGCTCGACGCCACACCGATTCAGCGAACCGGCGGCCGGAATCTCCCCCCCACAAACTCCACGCAATTCTTCCGGCAGAGGGATACCCCTCGGTGCCCGGCGCCCAGCCCTTGCCCTTCTTGTCGATCTCGTGGCGAGCGAAGTACGAAACCATCCGGCCGATCGTGTCGAGCGAGAGAGCGCGGCCGTTCGCGATGTCGCGAGCGCGGGCCACACCGACCTCGGTGCCGCCACGGCCGTACTCGCGCCGCCACTCAAGGCCGCGCCGGGCTTCCTCACGGGCCGCTTGGGGAGGCACATACCCGTCCTCGGCCGTCACGTCTTCGGATTCCGGCTCATTCTCAAGCGCGGCACTGCGGCGCTTGGTGCCGTCCGACGCCGCGGCTTCGTCGCCTGGCAGGCCCAGCTCGGCCATCAAGGCCCGTTCGGCGGCCCGCTGCCGGAGCACCTCGCGCCAGTCGTTGCCGGCCTTGCTGCACTCCTCGGCCAGCGTGGTCGTGTTGTTGGAAAGCCGGATGGTCTGCGCGTCGCCTTCCTTGACCGGATCGACGTGTTCCCATCCCTGCCAAATCCAGCGCCAATTCCACCGGGAAACCGGCGGCAGGCCGTTGGGGAGCAGACCGTTGACCAGGGCGGCCTCGTCCAGCCAATCATCGAGCAGCGGGTCGAGCACGTTCCGCTCAAGGTCTTGCCGCAGGCACCCCACGGTCTTGCGGTAGACGAGGTAATCGCCCCGCATGGACGAGTACGACGCCTGCGACGAGTCGAGGGCCGCCACGATGTACGGGAGATTCAAGCAGCGGGCGATTTGGTTCAGCAGCCGCTTCTCGAAGGAGTCGAACGTGGTCGTGGGATGCTCCGGCTTCATCTGCGTGGCATCCCAGCCTTCCGGCAGGGCCATCGCCATTCCGCGAACCACCGGCATCGTGTCCCAAGTCGGCAGGGCCGTCGCCCCGGCACCGCTCGGCGTGTTCGTGTGAATCAGCGCGGCGAAGTCGGCCGCCGTCTCGGCCGCGGTGACGGTCGCGAGCGTGTACCGCCGGAGCATGGCGAACAGCTCCAGGGCCGGCACGATCTCGCCAACGCCACGGTGCTGGCCGGCGCGGGTCTTGTGCGCCCAGTGCAGGACACGCTGGGCCGGCACCCAATCACCGATGTTGCTCGTCCACGTCAGCGAGCCGGGATGGTGCTTGAGGACGTGCCACTCCGCGATGTTGCCGTCCTCGTCCAGCCGGAGGCCGTCGATGGCCCCCAGTTCCAGAATCCACGTCGGATTCGCTACTTGGTCGGCTTCGAGCAGCCGCACGTCCAGCTGCACACCGTCGAGCCGGCGGTTCGTCACCTTGAACGCGAACGCTTCGCCGTCCACGGCCCGCGCGATCCGCATGGTTCGCAGCTTGGCGGCCAGGTCGATGGCGCGGCCCCACTCGTGAACGGCGTGCTCGATTTGCCGGACGCGGGGGTCTTCCGGCGCCACGTCCGGCAGGATGAGCTGCAGCCGCGGCCCGGTGCCCACGAGATCGGTCGCCAGCGTCGAGAGCATCCCGGCCAGGTACGAGTTGTTCGCGGCCTCGTAGCGGGCTCGAACCCGCAGGGTGCGGCGGATGCCGGGGTGGAGCGCGGCGTCAGCGCTCAGCCAATCCGCCTGCGACCAATGCCGCTGATTGAGCGGCGTGGTCTGCGCGGCGTCGTACCGGGCCTGCACGTCCTGCGGTGCCGGCTGGGATTCGCGTCGGCGGAAAATCGAGAACAGGCCCATCAGCCGGCTGGATACCCCGGAGTGCCCGCCATGCCCGGAGGCGGGTAGATGTCCGTGATCGCCGTGGGATCGGCAACGCCGGACGCATTGGGCGAAATCGTTTGGGCGAACCTGAGCGCCCGGAAGGGCGACGTGCTCACGCCTTGCATGGCAATCGCGAACCGGGCGGCCGCGAGCTGCTGGTCAAGGTCGTGATGCTCGACCTCGCCGGCATCGGTGCGGGCGCGCTTTGGCTGCGTCAGGTTCGCCGCAATCGCTGCGATGATCTCGTCGGTGGACACTCGGAGACTCCGGCGGGCGGCGCACCTGCGCCACTACCACCAGTGTACCAATGTTCACGCCGCCGGATTGCGCAGCCAGACCATCCCGAACGGGTCAATGGCGTCAGCCATCTCGATGTCATCGAGCCACTCATCGACCATTGCGGTGCTCCTCACCGTCGATTTTACCGTCCCTGCTGGGCGTGGAATCGCACCGTCAGGAACGTGCCGACGAACGCGCCGGAGGCCAGCGGCACGATGTAGATGGGGTTTTGGGAGTAGGTGATAACCCCGTAGGCCAGGAGCGAGTAGAGCACCGAGGACACGACCGCAGCGGCCAAGGCGCGGCGCCGCTCGACGCAGATGATGTAGTAGGCGTAGAGAATATCCACGGCAACGTAGGTCACGAAGATGATCGCGGCCGTGAGGGGCGAGAAGTCGGTCATGGCTTGGGTCTGCTCTTTGGTTCTCTAGGCACTGCCGTCAGAAGTCCCACTCGTAGCCATCAAACTCGCCCGCTGCCGCCGTGTCATCGTCCGCTTCGATCAGAATGGCATCCTTGGCGAGCATCACCAAGCCGACAGCGCGGCTGATGAAGCCGGGAGCAACCTCGTCATCGCCCCAATCCTCGCGCTCGCCCTCACGCACCAGGCGCGCCTGAATCGCCCAGGCCACGACCGGATACCGGCCGCCGTCTTTGTAGTTGGCCCAATACCCGGTCGCCGGGATTATCTGCACCGTCTGAAAGTCTGTCCCGAGCTTCCAATCGCTGCCAACCACGCCAGCGGTTGCCATAGCCGGCGGCGCTTTCACTTGTGCCTTTTTAGCCATCCCGTGTCCTCCAGTTGTTGGCTTCGCAATCGTTCCAGCAGTTCCCGAAGCGTGCAAGCGGCGGCGTCATCCATCAAGCCCGCATCTGCCGACACGTCCTCAACGCCGACAAGTGAGCAGATGCCACGCTCAATTGCCTCCCGCTCCGCGTCGGTCAGCGTGAACGGCGTGAGCGTGCAGTAGCGGGTCACGGTGCCGGCGACATAGGGGCATGGCTCGTCGCTCATTTTCCAGTTTCCAGAATGGCGATCCCGCCTGGATCGCTGTGCTGTTTCAAATCCTATGCTGTTTTTCTTTCAGGCAGAGGTTTCGTAACGCCGCAACCTTACGCCTATAGCGTCATCCGTCACGAAACCTCATCGCCCCACGACTCCCATCCCTCGCGCCGCGCGCGAGCGAACAACTCCAGCCTGCTTGCCTTTGGATACAACCGTTCGATCCGGTTGTAAACCTCAACCGGCTTTTCGCTGTGGCGGCCGACCGGCGCGAGCACGACCTGGGCGACCGCCTCGTCGGCCACCGGCATCGGCCGGCCCTTGGCCGTCCTCGAACCAGCCAGCACGAGCTCGGTGGTCGGCTTGACGATGCTCGGCCGCACCCCGCGGGCTCCGATCGGCCGGCCGGCCTTGGTCGCCTTCACCCAGGCGAACGCCACGCCCCGGTAGGCGAACCCCCAATGCCGCAACAGGTCGATGGCGAAGTCGAGCCGCGGGCACGTCGCCCACATGAACACGACGCTCGACGGTTTCGTCAGGCCGAGGATCGGCATGGCCCGCAGGGCGTCATCGTCCATGAGGCGGTAGAACTTGGCGGCCGCGCCCCACTTGTCTTGCTGGCCGTAGTGCGACCAGGGCGGA